CTATCTTCTTCAGGTCTGTCGTCAACAATCTCCACCTCAAATGGTGCATCGTCTTTTTTAGGTGTTTGAATTGGCTTTTCATTGCCAAAGTCTAAGTCCTGTTGAACTTCTTGCTCTTCTACTATTTTTTCTGCTGTATCACTCATATTCTTTTATATCCTCTTGGGTCATCAACTACGGCTTCAACGGTGTCATCGTTGATTAATCTAAATTCTTCATTATGAATTTTAAATCGAGTGCCAGAGTAAGATCGGAATATTACAAAGTCACCCTCTTTACACCACGCTCCATTAGGAAACTTTTTTTCGTCCTTATAAGCGTCATCTCCCATTTTTACAACAAAACCTATGATTGATGCTATACCTTCGGCATCTCGTAAAGCATCAGGCATATACACACCACCTTCGGTTTTCTCATCTACTTGTACTGGGGATATTAGGAGTTTGTAGCCCTTTGGTTTGGGCATTTGAGAAGCAACTTTTTCGTCACTCTCCTTTTTTACAGTTGAATACATTTTTACCTCATGCAGTGATTTAGGCTCACAGTTGCCTTGCGTTTAAATACGTTGGGATTATTTAATCCTCAATGGCTTTTTTTTGCAAGTCTAAAATTTCTTGCTCTATTTTTACCAATCCCCTGTATTCACCGACCATTGATGTGTATTCATCGAAGGTTTTTACACCTCCCATGCATAAATGTTCCTGTATTTGGGTCTTTTGATCACTGATTCGTTTTAAAATCAGTCCATAATCGTCATTCATCAGAGGCTAAATCCCTTGCAAGGTTTAATCCTATGTCTACACCGTCCTTTATAGCCTTTTTCTGTGATTTATCAGCCTCTGTAGCTACCTGAATGCCTAGTTTAGCACCCTGTATCTTCTCATTTGACTTAGTTTTCTGCACATCGGTCTGTAATTTTGCAATATCCATCTGTTTTTTATGCTCAAACTCAGCTTCTTTTAGAGCTATTTCTTTTTGCTGTATAATTGTCAGTGGGTCTTGCTGTTTTTTCATGGCTTCAGCCTGAGCCATCTCTGCCTGACCCTTTTTCAACACTTTAGCTGCAGCTTCTGCCGTTAATTTAGACAATTCTTCTTCTACATCCTCTGGTAAAGGCTTTTCTTCGTCTGGCATTTCCACACCTAACTGCTTTTCTATCTCTTTTCTGTACTGGAACGCAACGTGTTCGGTAATGTGAGCTGCCAAGGCATTCTGGATAGCAGACGCAAATGGCGATTGACCAATGATTTGCTGTATCTTTGGATCTTGAGCAGCAGCAGTATGTACAGCAATGTGCGCTTCATGGTCTTGGTACTTGAACGCCTTGACAGGTTCTTGCTTCATGATCGCCATGTTTTCTGTTACTGGATCATTCGGCTTTATATCGTCTGGTAGTTTTATAATATCAGCTGCATCTTTTATTCCTAACACCTCTAGCATCTGTCGATGCAGTTTACCCATATCGTATAGCTGTGGTGCTTGTTGGGCTAACTGTAGGGCTGCCTGATATTGTGTTACTCTTTGTGCCATTGTAGAGGCATTTGGATCGGATACTGGGATTACATCCACTCGTCCATCAAAATCCTCTGTTCTTGAGAAGTCACCTTCCATTTCGTAGGCGTACTCTGGAGGCATAAAGTCATGGATACACTTGGCTAATATACGAAGTTCTTTTTTTAAAGAGGCGTGTAGTCGTGCTTGCACCCCAGACATAACCTTCATGGATCGCTCTAACAAGGCTAGTGTTGTACCTACAGGAGCTTGTGGGTTCATGTTCCCCACTTGCACATCAGCTACCGACCCAATTCGTCTTCCCTCTTCGACAATATTTCCCAACAACTGGTATAATACTGAGGATGGTTCTTTATAAGGTATAAACGTAATGGAATCTCGTATCGCACCACCAGGGACATCGACATCCCTGAACTCACCAGGCATGAGAGGCGAATCATCCCCTTTAATCCTAAGACCACGAGCTTTAAGACCAGCAGGTAAATTCGATAACGTACCTGCATCAATAAGCTGACGCAGTATGGACGTTGCCGATTTAGCCAACCCACCAATAAGATGAATAAGTCCTGTACCATAAAAGCCAAGGCTAGGAAGATATCTATAATGAATAAAATGCTGTCGCTTACTTTTCTTTTTATCATTCTCATACCAGTTTTTTCTGATCGATAGTATTGTTCTTGATGACTTATCTATTGTAACAACATACGGTCTAGCTAGTCCATCGCTATCGTCAAATGGCTCTGGCATATCAACATCAACGTGCATCTCAAGGATGGTGTATCTCTCATCGTCTTCGTAAACGTGTTCAGCCCCATCCATCTCGTCATACTTTTCCTGTATTTCAGAATCATCTTGCTCTGGGTCTGATAGCTCAACCTCACGGTAAAAACCATTCACCATGAGTTCTTTGATTTCATTCTCTGTCTTTTTCATAATATGGGTGTACCGTGGGCAAGACATAAGATCACTTGCACCATAAGAGACTACAAAGTCTTCAGCTGGGACAAACATAGAGCATGGTCTTTCCATGATAGGATCGTAATACACCTTCTTGAAAGCAGAGCCTGCTAGGGGTAGGCGAAAAAGCATTTGCTCCATTTCATCACGATACTCCGTCATGTCTTCTGTCAGAAGATAATTCATTTCATCCTCAACACGTTGCGACTGTGCTGTTTTTTCTTTTGTGTTTTTACCAACTATCTTTGTGCGTACAGGGCCACTAGGTGGGAATATCTCTCCCATTGCCTGTGCCTGAAAACGTACAACAGCTTCTGTTAGAAGTGGGTGGAATACACCTGATGCACCTTGCCACGGCTGAGATCGCTCTTCAATCTTCATGCCCAACAAGTCAAGACCTTTTATGTAAGACCGTGACCACTCTTTTCGTGATGTTCTATCGCTCTCAAAGTCATCGATAAGATCAGAGGCCATCTTCTCAAGATCACCATCTTCAAGAAACTCAGCTAGGTTTGAGTTATGATCAGGGCCAACCATTTCTTCTGTGACATCACCTTCAAAGTCAACAATAACACCACCATCCTCTGTTTCTATCGATACAGCATCTGGATTTACCACTTCGACTTTTAACTCTTGTTCAGAGGGGTTTTCCTCTATATCAACCTCGAAAGGCTCTAATCGTTTATCAACTACCATATTAAATTATCTTTGTTGGTTTTAATCTATCTCGTGCAATTATACCACCACCACGCATTTTAACCACACCACCTTTCTTTAACTCGAAAGGACTTTTTCTCATTTTTTCTGCACCTCTTTTACCCATACCAAACTGAGAGGCTATATTTCCTCCACCACCTCTACCACTAAGGTAACGGACACTTCCACGTTTTAGAACACCTTTACCTTTTGGGTCTTTACCTTTTAAAATTGCACGATCTCTTCTATCAACTCTCTCTAAAAATTTAGCTGCAGGAATTGCTCCTAAAGTTAATCCTGTTCCTGCTAAACCAAAAGCAGCAATCGCTTCTAGTTGTGCTTTTTTTCTTTGCTCTTCAGTAAATGGCCCTTTGTTTCCATATGCATCATAACCAAAATAAATCTTAGATGGGTCTTGTTTTTTATTTTTTTCTGACATGGTAATTTACCTTATGCTGAATTTTGTTCCTTGAGTAGCCAATCCACCACCACGCATCTTCATGACCTTACCACCTGCTTTTCTACCAATTTTCATTTGTCTGATGACTTTATCCATAAAATCAGGGTCTTTTATGTCTAAGGTTTCACTTTTACCTTTTCCTTTTTTGAACATTTTTTCAATGCCCCCTGAGTCTATAAATTTTTTTAAAGCCTGTGTGTTTATAACACTTTTTTCTTTTGCCATGATAGAGTCTCCTAATAGTATTCCACTGGTCTTCTGTATTTTGGTTCGTCATCCCAGTCATCGCTTTCTGCTCGAACCCATCCACCTTGGCGAAATCTTAACAGAGCCTGTGTGGTACTGTCAACCAAGTCATCGTGATCACCAGATGGGAAAGAGGCACATTCCTCTATAACCTCATCGGCCCACCGTGTGGGTGGATACC